GTTCGTCTGCTGGCCAGAGGAAGCAATCAGAGAGGTGGAAGAATATGAAAAGAGCCAAAGATAAATACATGATCAACCGCACCAAATACAAAGACATCAAGAGATATGACCACAAGCAGATGGAGGACTTTCTGACAGACGTCTACAAGAACGGATACGTAGACGGAAAAGAATCCGTGCCTGGAGTGGAGCTTCAGGACGTGGAAAAAGCACTGCAGGATGTCAAGGGCATCGGGCCAGTCGTGTGGAACAGAATCAAGGAGCGCCTGGCTGAGCTTTTCAGGAAGGAGCAGCCATGAAAGCACTAACCATTATACAGCCATGGGCGACACTGATCGCAAGTGGGCATAAAGTGAACGAGACAAGATCCTGGAAAACAAACTACCGTGGCGAAATCCTTATTCACGCAGGAAAGAATCCAAAGGATTACACGAGCGGATTCTACATAGATGATCCAGATGGGCGATACTTCCATGCCGCAGGGATAAACCCTGGAACGTTTGGAGATTTACCAAGAGGAATGATCATCGGAAAAGCCACGCTAGTGGACTGCGTACAAATTACTAAAGAATTCAAAGACGAACTAATGGAGACAAACCCCGCCGAGTACGCATTCGGGGATTACCGGATAGGAAGATATGCGTGGGTGATGGAG